CCTCTCCTGAAACAGGGCTTTATCCGCCTCCGCAGACTCCCGGCCCAACGCGTACACCTCATCATCAACACCCTTATCCCACAGCGGATGGCAGTGTTCGACGATCGAACCTAACGCCATCTGCCACACACCACGCTGCGACGCAGCCAACACAATCTCATCGTCGACATACCAGTGGCGGTACGGTCCGCACACCCTCCCGGGCACCGCGTCGAACGTCGCCCCGACCTGATCGACATAGGAGCGGCGGATCAGCATGTGGGTCGCATGATCACCGGCCGTCACCCGCGGGTTACCGAGATCGTTGGTGCCGACAACCAGCCCGCCGTACTCCTTGGCAACGAACTGGGCGTGATCCAACCAACCCGGCTGGAACAGGACGTCATCACCGGTGAGGAACAGCCACGGCGCCGACAACCCCTTCGCCTTGTAGGCGTAGTTCACTTTCTCAGCGAACGACCCCGAATGCTGCAACACCCTGCCGCCAAACTCGCGGACAACATCCATCTCCTCCTTATCACCTGGCTCACACACAAACCATGCGGTCGCCAACCCGGTCGACGCCCGCAACGTCTCAAGTAACGGCCTGACATTCTGCGGCCTGTGCAACACCGGCACAATCACATCCACCGTCTCAGTCGCCGGCGGAATCCCGATCCTCTCCCAAAAGTCGGTTTCGGCAAGCCAACACGTCTTCGTATGGTTCGTTTTCACACCGGTGTGCACGTAACAGCCGCCCCGACCGATCAACTCCATCCACCGATGAAAGAACGACAGGTCCTCGGAGATGTTGCCGTCCGGTGACTCAATCCGGTTAAACCACGTCTCACCAAAGGCGTTGAACATGCGTGCACCGACCGACCGGTGAATCAACACAAACGCCGCACCCGTACCGTCACACTGCAACAACCCATTCACCGGGTAGTGAGTACGGACCGCGAACCGTTCCACACCGTCAGGGAACTTTGTCCAGTCAAAAATCGTTGGTCGCGGCTCCCAGCGATAGCCGTTCCGACCATCCCTCGAAAGGTCACGCTGCGAGAAACACAGGCCGCCAACAATCGGCCTGGTAACCGGGTCGGCCACAGCTCGCAGCGTTTCTAACGCGGTGATCTGGAACCCCATGTCGTCGTCGACCATGAACAGCCATTCGAAGTCATGCTCGAGCAGGTAGCGCATCGTCTGGTTCCGGGCGACAACGAGGTCGCCGGTCGGGCAGCGGACGTTCTCGATGGTGGCGATGTGGCGGCCACGGTCATAGAGCGCCATTTGCATCAACGACTGAGCGAAGTTGTTCCCCGGCGCATCCTTATGCGGATACGCGACCAACACATCACCAGGCATGTGGCGGTTTCCTTTCGTTTGGCGGTTGCTTGGCGGTTGAACCCTCCGCGCCGACTCCAACCGCCAGAAGTAGCCGACGCGGAGAGAACAGGGGATCAGCTCTTACGCGGACGGCCACGCGGCCGACGCACAGCAGCCGTCTCCACGCCCGTCAAATCCGCTTCGGCCGTCTCCATTGACGGCTCCAACACCTTCAACGAGTTGACGTCGTCCTCGACCATCTCCACATGCTCTTCGACTTCGATCTTGTCGGCCTCTCGCCGCATCTTGGCGAGCTCGGCATCGACCGCCTTCACCTTCTCCGACTGGCCGAACGCGGCGAAGATGCCGCGGCGTTCTTTGAGTGCACGAATCTTGGCTTGATCAATCATTGGATGTACCTCCTGAGATAGTTAGCTGCCGCCTCGAGACGGACCGGGTCATCGGCGAACTGGCCGAGACCAAGATTGCACGGACCACACAGCAAGCCGCGGACACACCTTCCGCACCCCCTTGATCTGGAAGGACAACACCGGTGGTCATGATCTACCTGCCAGCCGTGAGCGCCGGGGCTCGGGCTGCCGCAGATGGCACATCGGCCGTCCTGGTCTTTGACCATCTGCTCATACGCCTCCAGCGTCAGTTGGTGAAAGCGCTTGAGGGTGTGCTTTCGACTAGCGGCCTTGCCGCGGCCAGTGCTCCGTCGTTGCTTCTCGGCGCAGTTATGAGAGCAATAGATTGTCTCTCGGCGACGATGGGTGGTCTCGGCACCGCAGACGACGCATTGACGCTCCTCACGTGGATTGTGGCGCCAGTAGCGCGCACGTCCCTTGCAGTTGTTCGAGCAGTACTGAGCTCGGACGTCCTTCGGAACGAATTCCGTTTGACAGAATTCGCACGGCTTGGCTGGATGCCGAATGTGATCCCGCCGGTCAGCCATGTATCTGACCATGCACTGGCGGCAGTACGAATGCAGCCCGTCGCGGCCTTTGGCGGCTGTGGCAAAGCTCTCTCGCGTCTTCAACTCGCCACAGCGAATGCATTTCCGGAGGGTGGTGGGCGTTTCCATCCCACCACCCTACCGGGAATATTCACATCAGAGCGCTATGCGAACACCGGACTGACAAGGCCCGTGCTGCTCAGAGTTCCATGAGCACCGGGATACCGGCCGGCCGTGAACGCGCTATACGAATAGCAGACAACCCTGACTTGGAGCGTGGACCCCAAGACCTGATCCGACCGAATGAACAGCGGACCATCATCGTGCCAAAGATGCAACTGAGGAGCCGTCACCGCGAGAATCACATCCTCGTTCGTGGCCCCACCCAACGTGGTCGGAATGTTGCCATCGACCACGACGTCGACGCCGAGAATGTTCCGGTTGTTCGCCATGTATTCGGTTGCGCCGATGTTGCCGGCCTGCTCCGTGGCCACACCGGACACATGCAGGAACGGACGCGACGTGCTGACCGTTGAGGCGAGCCACCACCAACGCCGCGGAGCGGCGATGAAGTGGGTCACACCCATGAACACACCGGACTGGATCTCAGAGATCAGTTCGGCGAGCTTCGGGTACAGGCCGGCCGCAGTCGGGGTACCCGTCGCATAAATCACGGATTCGATGGCTGCCGTCGACCGGATTCCGAGGTGGGTTCCGAGGGTGCCGTCACCGTTGATGATGCCGTCATCCAGCTTCGTCCAGTAGGCATTGATGAGGTCCTGGGCGATGAGGTCGTCAACGCCGACGCTCCGATCGACAGCCTGTCGGCTGATGTCCTGGAAACCGTCGTAGGTGCGCACCGGGACCGAAAGCATCGTGTCATCGGCGTTCGTTTCGGTCGCCGCATCACCTTCTGACGATTGGGCGCCGATACCGGTGCCGGTCGTCAGACGGGAGATGTTCATCGTCATTCCGTCAGCCGGCAGGGGATGCCGGTTGCAGATTTGCACCGTCGGTGACATCGCCCGCGCCAACGGAGCAAACTGGTCGGTCAAGTATTGCGGGACAGTAAGCCCGGTGAAAGCACCGGTGCCGACGTCGCGGGTTTCGTAACCGGCGAGCTCGTTGAGACGTGCTTCCCGCTGATGCCGCTCGAGCCGACCGATAGCGTCCGGGTCCTTGTTGACTTCCCTGGCGTAGAAGTCGCGGAAGAACGATTGGCCGCGCCGCTCAGTGTCCCTGCTGTAGGTGCGAGGTTCCGACTTGACGCGGGCGACGCCGCCAACTCTCTCGGTGTCAACGGCACGGTCGGCCCACTGTTCGGCAGCCTTCTGCGACTTGTCGCGTGCCTCGAGGTGTGCGTCGAGTTCGGCCTTGCGGTCGTTCAACCGGACGAGTCGCTGGTTGATGCCGAGGTCGGATTCGTCGTCGTTGTCGAGCTTGGCGTCGATCTCACGGATTTGGGCGTTGACCTCACGGAAACGGGCCGCTTCCTTGTTGTCGAGGTCGCGGCTTTCGCCTTCAGCGTTCGTGATGAGCGCGTCAGCTTCCGCTTGACGGACGTCGCGTTCCTTGGTGAGTGTGGTCTTTTCGGCTTCGGCGGACGCGATCTGGTCGCGCACGATGGCCAGCAGTTTGGTGGACATGGTCCATTCCTTCCGCACCCTTGTTGGGCGCTGAATGTGGGGGTGGGAATGGCTCAGGTGGGGACGTGGTGCACACGGCTGTGGTGCCCTTACGGGTCCGGGAGGTGTGCGAGCTCGTACCCGGGCATTAGCCGGGGTGGCGGTTAGGCGGTGCAGCGCAGAGCGGCAAGCTCTGCTTTCGCTTCGGCAACAGTCATGCCACCGACAGCGTTTTGGGTGATCGCGGTTGTGTTCGGGTTCGCCGGGAACGACACGACCGACGTATCGAACAGTTTGACCTCGAGGATTTTGCGGACAGGGGCGGTCGCCCACGACTCTTCGTCGCCGTCGACGTTCTCCCAGCGTTCGCGGACCACTTGGAATGCGAACGACATTCGGTCGAGTTGGCCGCGTTGCACGCGACGGTGGACTTCCATCGAGTACGGCGACGCCGCATCCAACACCGCCTCAGAACGCAACCCGATCGTTTCAGACGTCAGGGTGAGTGACCGATCCTTAGTCGATGCCAACGGCAGGCCGTCGTGGTCGAAGAACAGGTAGACGTCATCGTTGTTTTTCACTGAACGGGCAGCAGCACCCTTCGAGACAATTTCGGACCAGCCGACCCCGCTATCCGGGCCACCGTACATGTCGTACGGATCGTCATAGGTGGTGGCATACCCGTCAAGGCGAGGCGTGCCGTCGTCGCCGTTGCGGGCTTCGACGTGATGGGTGGAGCGGGCTTCGTAGATGCGGCCGTGACGGAGCACGGTGAACCCGCGGATCGGTTCCCGCAGGTCGATGTCGTCGCGGCCACCCAACCGTTCACGGAGTGAGCGTGGCAGCATCAGTCCTCTGTCACTCATTCCTCACTCCCTTCGTCGGGTTCTTCTTCGACCTCGCCGCCACCTGTCGAATACGGCGGCCATAGCAGGGTGTCGGCATCGGGCATCGGTGGCAGGTCTTCGAGGTCGCGTCGTTCGTTCGGTGTGGAGAATCCGCCACGCACCGCCAACACATGCGCCTCATACCGTGTCTTCAAATCGACGCGTCGCAAGGCGTCGGCGTTGAACTTGACGAACCGGCCACGCGGCAACAGACGGGACAGGGCACGCTCGAGCCGGACGAGCCACGGACCAACCGTATACGTCAACAGCGAAATGGTGCGTTGTTCCTGGTTGGCGTAGGTGAGGTTGTCGGCTGCTTTGCCGCCGATCATCTCCGGAGGAACCCGAAAATATCGGGCGACATCGGCCACATTCGCCTGCGAAGTCTCCAAAAACTGGGACTCATCCGGCGAAACCTGCAACGGATTCAGCTTGTGACCGGCACCCAGGATCAGCGGTTCACGGGTGCCATGCAACGCATTCACAATCCGCGCCTTCAACAAGATCGCCTGTTCCTCGTCAATCTCATCATCGGACTCGAGGGTTGCGGTCGGGTGGGCTCCGTCGCCGAACCATTGGGCACCGAACTTGCGTGTAGCGATCCCCAACCCGATCGTCTCGGCCGCATACCGGATCGGTGACAGACCGACCGGCCAGCCAGGCACCGGATACCCAGGCAGATGCCACAGGGGACCTGTCGGGTACACGTCGATTTCCTTGTTGTCAAGCATCCAGGTCACCGGACCGAAATTGAGGTGGCGGCGGATCGACACCCGATCCGGATGCAACACCTCGATATGACGGGGCCGAATGTCCTCGGTGATGTCCGTCACAAACCCGTACGCGTTACCTCGCAACAGCAGAGCGGTCATGATCTGGCGTAGCCAGACTTCAAGTCCGTAGCTGTCACCTGACGGGTCAGTCAGTAACACCGATGTAGCAACAAGGGTCGGATGCTGGTCGCCGATCCGCCGGTATTCGTCAACCGGCAACGTCGACACCAACTCGGCGAGCAGATCAACACACGCCCAAACAGCACCGAGCCGCATCGCCTGCTCATCATCGACGGGGACACCGGCGGCAACCCGCGGGCCACGCCCCCAGGCGAGCATTTCAGCGAGCGAATCCAAAGAACGCTTCTCAGGGGCAGCGGCCCGTGCCGGACGGAACAGGCTCATCCTCGCGCCTCACACATCGCGATCAACGCGACACCCAAAACGATGAGCGCAGCCGGCCACGACCACACCGCGACACCTGCCACCACCAAAGCGACACCGACACACTCAAATAACGCCAGCAACCATTTCGGCATCAGCTACCTCTCGGTCTACCAGACGTTGTCCACCGCACGTTTCGGCCGGTTGACCTCCGCAGCCCACAACGCGACCGTTGCAGCCACCAACGGCGTCACATCCACCGAGGTGTCACGCCGAACCCACTTCCACGCGTCACCAACAAACCGGCGGCGGGCACCCGCAACCGCCTCATCAAACGCCCGATCCCGATGCACCCGCAACCGCACCTCGGCA